ATGTACGGCACGCTCCAGGGCGCAGACGCCTATCACCTGGCCCGGGGCAACGCCGCATGGGCGGCGGGCGCGGAGGCCGCACGGACCGCGGCCCTCGTGCGCGCCACCGATTACATCGACGGCCGCTACCGCTATCAGCTGCCCTCGGGCATCTGGCAGTCCATGTTCACCGGGGTCCGCACCGATGGGCGCGCGCAGCCGAACGAATGGCCGCGCACCGGCGCGGTGGACTACGACGGCAACGCGCTCCCGTCCGACGAGGTGCCGGCGGAGGTCGTCAATGCCACCTACGAGGCTGCGCTGCGCGAGCTCATCGCGCCCGGCAGCCTGTCCCCCGACTTCGTGTCGTCCGAGCAGGTCACGCGCGAAAAGGTCGGCCCGATCGAGGTCAGCTACGGCGGTTCGACAGCGGCCGGCGCGCCGCCCAACCGCCCCGTGATCCCGGCCATCGACGAGATCCTGGCGCCGCTGCTGAGGCGGCCGGCGTCCTTGCCTGCGGTGCTGGTCGTATGAGCGCCTTCTACGACCGCATGCAGGCCACGGCCACGCGGCTGATCGGGCGCTACGGCTACGCCGCGCAGCTCAAGCGCGCTGGCGCGCCGACCGGCCCCGCGTACGACCCGCAGCCGGGCCAGCCCACGCTGCACAACTGCACCGTGGTCGAGACCGAGTACAGCCTCACCAACCGCGACGCGACGCTGGTGCAGAAGGGCGACAAGCTCGGGCTGATCAGCACCGCCATCGACACCGCGCCGCTGATGAGCGATCAGCTGATGCTGGCCGATGGCACCTACAACTTCGTGGACCTGCAGCCACTCTCCCCGGGCGCGCAGGTCCTGCTGTACGAGTTCCACTGCCGCAAGTAAGGACGTCCCGTGCCCGCGACCAGCGCCCGCCAACTCGACCAGCTGGCGAAAAAGCTGGAGCCGCCCATCGCAAAGGCGTTCCTGCGCGCCATCTCCGGGGTGACCAGCAAGGCGGGCGTCGCGCTCATCGCGCAGCTGCTGCAGGCCGGCCGCGTCGACGAGGTCATGCAGGTCCTGGGCCTGGACGAGGCGCAGTTCACCGACCTGGGCGAAGCGCTGCGCGACGCCTACAAGGCAGGCGGCCAGCAGGCCACCACCGAGATGCCGAAGATCAGGCTCTCGCTCGACCCCGGCATCACCGGCAGCTACCGGCCACGGTCGCAGGCGCCGATGCTGACGATCCGGTTCGACCTGCGGAACCCCGTGGCTGAGCAGTGGGTGCGAGAGGCCAGCTCGAAGCTGATCACCGAGATCCTGGACAGCCAGCGCGAGGCGATCAGAAACACCCTGGCGCAGGGCATCGCCGCCGGCCGCAACCCGCGCCAGACCGCGCTGGACATCGTCGGGCGCACCGCGGAGACCGGGCGGCGCGCCGGCGGCGTCATCGGGCTGACCTCCCAGCAGGCCGGGTTCGTGTCCAACGTCCGGGCCGAGCTGGCAAGCGGCGACCCGAAGCTGATGGAGCACTACTTCACGCGCGGTCGGCGTGATCGGAGGCTGGACGGCATCGTTCGGCGCGCCATCGCGGCTGGGAAGCCGGTCGGCCAGGCGGACATCGACAAGATCGCCGGGCGCTATGCCGACAGGCTGCTGCAGCTGCGCGGCGAAATGATCGCGCGCACCGAGTCGATCGCCAGCATGGCCGCCGGCCGGGAGGAGGGCTACCGGCAGCAGATCGCCGCCGGCAACCTCGATCCGGAGAACGTCACCGGCAACTGGGACACGGCCGGCGACAACCATGTCCGGCATTCGCACGCGGCGATGAATGGCCAGCAGCGCAAGTTCGGCCAGCCGTTCCAGTCGCCCGGCGGCGCGCTGATGCTCTACCCGGGCGACACGTCACTCGGCGCCGGCCCGGAAGAGATCATCGGTTGCCGGTGCCACAAGCAGTACCGCATCAACATGGCAGCGGAGGCGCTACGTGGCCAGCAAGTTCGGTGACCAGGTCAAGGCACTGACCGAGAAGTACAAGCTGCGGCAAGAGGTCGTGTTCCGCGAGTCCGCGCAGCAGGTGCTGACGAAAGCGCAGGTGCCGAAGAAGAGCGGCGGACGCATGCCGGTCAAGGACGGGTTTCTTCGTGGATCTGTGGGCGCGTCGAAAGAGGGAATGCCGTCGGGGCCAAGTGACCCGGCGCTGGTGTTCTCGACGCTCAAGATCGGCGAGCAGGTCTACGCCGGATGGACGGCCGCCTACGCGCTACGCATGGAGTACGGCTTCCAGGGCACAGACAGCCTCGGCCGCACCTACGACCAAGCCGGCAATGGCTTCCTGCGCGCCGCCGTGCAGAACTGGGACTTCATCGTCGCCGAGGCGGTGGCCCAAGCGAAAAAGGACATCCCGTGACCGACACCGAGATCTATCGCGCCTGCGCGGCGCTGGTGGCGACCTTCGCTGCAGCCCAGAGCCTGCGCTGCGCCTACCCGGACGTGGCGTTCGACCCGCGGCAGGACGTGGCCTGGCTGGACCTCCAGTGGTTCCCCAACGAGACCCAGAACTACGGGATGGACGATGACGGCCCGTCGCTGCTGCAGGGCTTCGCGCAGCTGTCGCTGTGCCGCCGGCCCGGCGCCGGCATCCCGGTGGCCTCGGCGATCACGGATCAGATCATCGCCGCCTTCGGCAAGGGCACGGCCTTCGCCGGCGCGCGCGTCTACCGGAAGCCCTGGGTCAACAACATCATCCAAGACCCGGAGCGGACCATGCTTCCGGTCACCATCATGTGGCGCGGCTTCGATAGCTGAGCGCGCCTGCAGTGCAACCCCAGACCCCGCCTCGTGGCGGGTTTTTTATTGCCCATAGCGAGGACCCTGAAATGCCCGAGGCACAAACCAATAGCGGCTCGAAGCTCTACATCTGCGCGACCCCCCAGAACGCTGACCTGACCCAGACCGCCTTCGCCGCCCTGACCTGGGTGCAGGTCAAGAAGGTCGGCAGCGTTGGCGAGCGCGGCACCAGCACCAACTCCGTCTCCTACGACACCTGGGACACCCTGGTCTCGCTGAAGGGCAAGGGCATCACCAACGCCGGCGATCCGGTGGTGGAGCTGGCCGAGGACCTGGCGGATCCCGGCCAGATCGCACTGCGCGCGGCGGGCGCGCCGAACGTGCCCGACGCCTACGCCTTCAAGGTCGAGCGTCCCGACGGCTCGCTCGAGTACCTGCGCGGCATCGTCATGGGCCCGGTCTTCCCCGGCGGGCGCAACGAGGACTTCGTGCTCAACAACTTCACGCTCGGCCTGAACCAGGTGCCGCTGCGCGTCGCCGCGCCGTAACCGCGTAATCCACGGCCTAGGGTCGCTCCCGACGCCCCGGTGTATCTGCCACCGGGGTGGCCGTGTCCTATTGCAAGCAGATGGAGAAAAGCAGATGACCAACGTCATCCAGTTGATCCGAAATGACAGTGAGCCTCGCGTCGATACTCGTGAACTGGCCACGCACCTGGGCCTGCAACACCAGAACGTCTTCGAGATGGTGAAGGATTACAGGACGGACTTCGAGGCGCTGGGGCTTCTCCGGTTTGAAACCGGAAAACCCCGAGGCGCCAAGGGCGGTCGTCCCGAGCGATACGCAGCGCTCAACGAGGACCAGTGCTATCTGCTCCTGACCTTCAGCCGCAACACCACGCTCGTCCGCGCGCTCAAGGTCAGCCTCGTGAAGGCCTTCGGTGATTGTCGGCGCAACGGCGCGGCCACGGCTCTGACGTACTGGCAGCAGCTGCAGCAGGTCGACGCGGAGGACCGGGAGTCGAGAGCGCTGGCAACGGCCGGTGCGCAGGCGCTAAACGCGCGGAAGCGCGCCATCCCCGAGCTGCGACAGCGGCGCTTGGCGCTTGAATCGAAGGTCATGCCCGACCTCTTCCTCCTTGCAGCCTAAGCCCGCCACCCGGCGGGCTTTTCAGTCCAATCCAAGGGATAGGGCGCGCGCCTGACAAGCCGGACCTGATCCGAACGGCTTCCCTTGGACCTCTCTCCCGGATCGCACCACAAGGATCACGACATGAGCAGCATCTTCGACGTCACCCCCCAGAACCAGACGCTGGACGTCATCGACATCACCACCGGGAAGCCGGTCGGCTGGACGATCGAGATTCGTCCCGAGGCGTCTGAACAGGTCCAGGCCGCCGAGGCCAAGGCCCGCAGCGACGCCCGCGCCAACGCGCGCCGGGGTGCGTCGCTGGAGAGCCTCGACAAGGCCGACGAGGAGATCTTCGTGGCCTACATCGCGGGCTGGAAGTGGGGTGACGCCCCGTCCTTCAACGGTCGCCCGCTGACCCACGTGGAGTTCTCCGAGGAGAACGTGCGCCGGCTCTACTCGGGCAGCAGCGGCAGGCGATGCTGGGGAACTGGCGCAACGGCTTCACGCGCGCGTGGGAGGACTACGTCGCCACGGCCGCTGACAAGTCTGGCCAAGCGGCGGGCTTCCTCACCAACAGCCTGAGCGCGGCTGAGGATGCGTTTGTGCGGTTCGCCCGCACCGGCAAGTTCTCGTTCTCCGACCTGATCGACTCCATGATCGCTGACCTGGCCCGGCTGGAGGCCAAGCAGATGATCACGGGCCTGGCGGGAAACCTCTTCGCCGGTATCGCGGGCAATGCGGCAACTTCGGCCGCGCAGGCATCTGGAAACTACGGCGCCTTCAACCCGAACCAGCCGACCACTTTCGGCGGCTACGGCTACAACTTCGGCGGCGGCCGCGCCGGCGGCGGCGACACGCGCTTCGGTTCGTTTTACCAGGTGGGCGAGGGCGGCAAGCCCGAGCTGTACCAGCAGAACGGGAAGACCTACCTCATCCCCGGCGACAGCGGGCGCGTGATCCCGGCCGCCACGGGTGCGGGGTCCGCCTCGGCGGCGGCGCCGCAGGTCAACGTCAGCATCCACAAGGACGCCGACGAGGATCGTGTCGTGTCCAACGGCAACAGCACTGGCGGCGCCGACATTCAGATCTACATCAACCGCCAGATCAACGACGTGCTGGCTTCGGGCGGCGCGGACAGGGCCATGAAACAGCGGTACGGCCTCGGGCCGAAGGGAGTGAGGAGTGGCTGATCGACCGACATGGCCAGCGTCGCTCCCTTCGCCCTTGGTGGACGGGACTGCTCTTGCCCCCAGCCGCGACAACGTTGTGCGGACGGAGATGGACGCCGGCCCGGTGAAGTACCGCCGGCGCTATACCGCCATGACCGAGGACGCCAGTTACACGCTGATGCTTTCAGCTGCGCAGGTGCAGATCCTGAAGGACTTCGTCGAGCTGACGCTCAGCGACACCGGGGAGTTCATCTGGGCCGACTTCAGGGATCCGGGGCGCCGCGCCGCGGTGTACCAGTTCAGGGCCAGGCCGTCCTACGTTCCGGCGTCGCGCTGGCTCTGGCGTGTGTCCATCCAACTGGTGCTGAAAACGCCGCTCGACGGCCAGTTCGTCATCGGCAACGAGCAGTACCAGGGCCTGACGAACGGTGATGGGGAGGTATTGAGCACATGAGCCGCATGCTATCGCCGGCGGCCTCGCGCGCGATCCTGTCGCAGAGCACGGACGAGGTGTTCCTGGCCTGCCTGTCGATCAGCCACCCGGCGATCGACACGATCCGCATCGTCAACAACACCGAGACGGTGATGCGGCTGGCGGGCGAGTTCACGCCGTACCCCTTCCAGTCCACGCTGCCAACCGACAACGAGGACGCCCCGGGCACGGTCACCATCACGATCGACAACGTCGACCGCGAGGTGGCCCGCCTGATCCGCAATTTGGAGGGCATCCCGACGGCGGTGCTCGAGGTCGTGCTGGCGTCCTCTCCCGACGTGGTCGAGGTCGGGCCGTTCGACTTCGACATCGTCGGGGCTGACATCGACGTGATGACGGTGCAACTGACCGCCGGCTACGTCGAGGACTTCATGAACCAAGGCGTGCCGGCGCAGACCTACACGCCCAGCAACAGCAAAGGGCTCTGGCCATGAACCTTGGGAAGTACACGGGCCGGCCGTACACCGGCGAGCGGTACTGCCGTGTGCTGGTGGCCGACGTTCTGGCCGACTGCGGCATCGCCTTCCCGGCGACCGACGACCCGGGCGAAGCGGCAGGTTGGGAGCGCGTGGAGTGGCCGGGCGAGGGCGATGTGGTGGTGTTCAACATCGCCGGTCGGCCTGGCCACGTCGGCGTGTGCGACGGCCGCGGCGGCTTTCTGCACTGCGAGGAAGGTCGGTCCTCGGTGATCGAGCGCCTCTCATCGCCCCTGTGGGGCTCACGGATCGAAGGGTACTACCGATGCATGCGCTGACTGCTCCGACCGCCGACCTCGTGCTCCGCGCCCACCCGATCGCCGCGCCAGGTGTGGTGCGGGTGCGGGGTGGTCAGACGCTGGCCGCGATGCTGGCCGAGGCGAGCGGCGGCGCTGGGCTGTCCCCTGACCTTGAGGTGCGCGTTGGCGGCTATGTCGTGCCCGCAGCCTGGTGGGGAAAGCTGCGGCCCAAGCCGGGCAGCTGCATCACCGTGACCCGCAGTTCGCTGGCGGGCAGCGGCGATGGCTGGAAGCAGGTCCTGGGCGCCGTGGTGCTGATCGTGGTGAGTTACTTCAGCGCCGGGTGGGGTGCGTCCCTCTACGGAGCGGGCACCGCGGGCGCGTCTGCATTCGCCGCAGGCGTGACCCTGGCAGCCTCACTGGTCGTCAACGCGCTCATTGCCCCTCCCACGCCTTCCGGCGGGACGAACGCCACCGAGGGCCAGTGGAACCAGCTCACAGGCTCGGCGAACAGCTTCAACCCTTGGGGCGTGATCCCGTTCGTGATTGGAGACTGCCGCTTGTTCCCCCCGATCGCGGCGATCCAGTACAACGAGGTGGTGGGCGAGAGCGCCTACTTCCACTGCCTGTTCGACCTCGGCTACGGCGATATCGAGGTCTCCGACATCAAGATCGGTGACACCTCGATCAGCCTGTACGACGAGGTGCAGTACGAGGTCACCAAGACCCCGACCCTGTACACGAACGACGTGTTCGAGGCTTCGGTCGGCGCTTCGCTGTCGAATGGCGACGTAGTGGAGCGCACGACCTCGCCTGGCACGCAGTCGATCAGCATCGACATCGTGCACCCACAAGGCCTTTTCGGCGTGGGCACCAGCAACAAGACCTTCGGGCTGTCCAATGCCTTCAAGGTGCTCTACCGGCCCACCGGCACCACGACCTGGCTGCAGCCGCAGAACGTTCGCTGGGGCGGCCTGGGCCCGCTGTACCCGACCGAGAACATCCCCGGTTGCAACGCCTTCGTGAGCAAGGAGACGAAGAAGCCGTTCTCCGCCGGCATGGCCTGGGACGTCCCGGCCGGGCAGTACGACGTGCAGGTGACGCGCCTGGCGGCGCGCCGCGGCAGCAGCGACAACACCTACATCGATGCCTGCACCTGGGCGCTGCTGCGCTCGGTGAAGTACACCAACCCGTCGACCACGGGGACCTGGAAGCTGGCGATGCGCATCAAGGCCACCGACCAGCTGACCGGCACGCTGCAGACCGTCAGCTGCCGCGTGCGCCAGAAGATCGGGGTCTATGACCGCGCAACGGACACTTGGTCGAGGCAGTTCAGCACCACGGCGGCCTGGTGCGCGTACTGGCTGATGACCGAGTGCGAGGCGCTCTCGCGCCATGCGGCGGCGGCGCAGATCGATCTGGACTCGTTCGCAGACTTCGCCGAATGGGCGGACGCAATGGGCTTTGCCGCCCGCAAGGTCTGCGACAGCGCCACGACGGCCTGGGAGCTGATCAACGGGTTGCTGGCTGGCTCCCTGGGCAGCCTGGGACGCCGCAATGGCAAGTATTGCGTGGTGTTCGACAGCGGCCAGCAGCAGCGGACGATGAGCTTCTCGCCCCTCGACACGAAGAACCTGCGGGTCAGCCGCAAGTTCATCGATCTGCCTCAGGCGTTGCGCGTGCAGTTCAAGAACCCGGACGCCGATTGGCAGGACGACGAGATCATCGTGCTGGACGACGGCTACAGCTACCGCGGCGTCGATGCGCGCGGCCTGCCTTCCAGCGCGCCGGAGCCCGAGCGCTTCGAGACCTTGAAGATCGAGCAGGCGATGGGTGCGTTCCAGGCCTGGCAAGTCGGGCGTTACCACCTCGCGCAGGGCAAGTTTCGGCCTAACGTCATCACCTGGGATTCGGATGTCGCGGGCCTGGGCACGACGCGAGGCGACCTGGTGGACGTCGCCCACGACGTGACGGAATGGGGCGTCGGCTGGGGACGCGTGATCAGCCTGCGGCCCGCGACCGACATCGCCGGCGCGGCCGCTTGGCTGGTACTGGACGAGGCCATCGTGACCGAAGCGGGCAAGGCCTACAGCGTGCAGTTGCGCAAGGCGACCGGGGAGGTGGAGGTCGTGCGGGTCATCGGGGCCGGCGGCGAGTCCAACGGCTTCGCGCTGCAGGACATGCCTGCCGGCGTGGCCATCGGCGATGCGGTGATTCTCGGCCTGACGGGCCAGGAGACCAAGCAGCTGCTGGTGACCGGCGTCACCTACGGCCAAGACCTGGGCACCAGCTTCACCGCCGTGGAGGCCGATCCGCGCGTGCATCCATTCTTCCTGGAGCCGCCGGACGAGATCGTCAGCGAGATCTCGGGGGCCATCTACGACGGGCCGGCCGAGCCCCAGGTGATCAGCGTGGTCTCCGGCCTCTACAACGACGCCACCGACGACGCTGGCATCCGCAGCAACCGGGTGCTGATCGGGGTGCGCAAGCCTTCCGGGCACGAAACTGAGGGCCTGCTCGCATGACCGCACCGACCGTCTCCTACGAGGTGCGGCACCGCATCATCGGCACCGACCCCACGGACTGGGTGCTGCTGCCGCTGTATCCGGCCGGCCAAGACATTGCGATCGACGGGATGACCCGCGGGCTGCAGTACCAGATCCAGATCCGCGCGATCGCGGGCAATGGCAAGAAGTCCGCCTGGGTGGACCTCAGCAAGACCGTCGCGGCGACGGCGCGCGAGGGCGCGGCGGCCCTGCCGACCAGCGCGGTGGCCAACCAGGCCAGCATGTGGAGCCTGGCCACGACCGTCACCTACAACGCCACCAGCCCGGCCACGGGCGACAGCAGCGCGACGATCAGCGTGTCGGCCGGCACGCTGGTGATCGCCAGCAAGACGATCAGCTACGCGGCCAGCAGCGCCACCGTCACCGGCACAGCCGGCCAGTCGGTCACTTACTACCTTTACTACGACGACCCGCAGCTGGTCGGCGGCAGCCGCGTGCTCGGCCTGGCCTCCAACATCGTGGATTCGGCCAACGTGGACGGCCGAATCGCCGTGGCGCCGTTGACGGTCAAGTTCCCCGCTGCCGGCAGCTCTGGAACCGGTGGCGGCAGCATCGGCGGCGGTGGGGGCTCAGGGGGCGCCGGCAATCCATGCCCCTGGATCTATGCCTGGGTGATCGAGCGGAAGCGCGGTGCAATCCAAGCCTTCGACGTGCGCGTGGGCGACTGGCTATTGGGCCCGCATGGGTGGGTTGAGGTCACCTACAGCGAGCGCAAGCGCGCGCGAGGCGTGCGAATCGTCAACGTCCGCGGCCACGGCCTATCGTGCTCTGACTCGGCTCCGATACTCACCACAGCAGAAGCGTTCGTGTTGTCGAGGGACCTATGCGCCGGCGGTCCCACTGCAGTGGATGTCTCCGGCGACGGCGTCACGCTTATCGATGCAGTGCAGGACCTCGGCGAAATCTGGGTCCAGCACATTATCTGCGCCGGCGCATGGGCCGACCGCGTGTTCTACGCCGGCGACGATGCCCGCTATCTCTATCCCCACCATAACGCCAAAGCGGCACCAGGAATCTAACGATGAGATACACCAAACGCGAGGACATCCCGGTACAGCCCGGCGAGACCGGGATTGAGTTGGACGACGGAAGCCTCGTCGCGGTTGCCTGCACGCGCGCTGCCGGCGGCAACGCCGTCGTGTTCACGGCCACGGCGCGGGCAATCGACGGCCAAGGAACCGCGCTGCTCACGGCTGCCGGCGAGCCCATCGCCACCGTGCTGACTCACCAGGACCGCGATCCCGCAGCGGCTGACCTCGTCGCCCGTGACTGCCTGCTGGCGGTGCTGGGCGAGCCCGTGGAGCGGGTGCCGTGGGGTGAGGACTACCTGCGCGACGTGAGCATCCGCAATGCCATTTCTATCAACTCCGTGCCCGCCACGGTCAACGTAGCCGAGGTGCTCTGATGGACATCAACGACACGATCCCCGAACGCGACCTGCCCGTAGGTTCGCCCAGCGACAACGACTACATGCGCGGAACGCGTAGGTCGGACGGCAAATCCTTCAACTACCCGATGTCTTCATTCCCCGCTGGTGCATTGAGTTTCACGGCGCCTGGTATTGGGACCACGGCGCGCAAACTGTCAGACAAGCTGGGCGATTACGCGACGGTGGAAGATTGGGGTGCGGTCGGCGATGGTGTGACCGACGATTCTGCCGCTGTGCTTGCGATGATCGCGGATACTGGCACGCTGCGCCTGCTTGCCAAAAGCTACCGCGTCGGGAACCTTTCGATACCGGAGCGCGATTCGCTTTCGATCATCGGCGCCGGCATGCCAAAGCCCAACAGCGGGCTGACCGCGCTGGTCGGCGGCTCGATCCTGATCGGCGACATCAGTGCAAATGCCAACACGCTCCACCTTGAGGGATTTGGCATAGACCACGGCGCGGCCCGCGGACTCGGCTACGCGCCACCGGGCAACTTCTTCAACACGCGCGTCAACCAGGTCGGCGTCTATGCGTATGTACAGTCGGTGGCTGCGCTGGGCAGCACTTCGTCCAACACGCCTAGAGAATCGCATGGCCTGGCACTGCAGGGGTTCGACCGGAACTCCGTCGATAATGTCTACTTCGGCCGGCACTACCACGGGCTCGTGCTCAAGGGCCGCAACGGCACGGTGCGCAACGTCATCATGGATGACATCGGCTATGCCGGTGTTTTTGTGAAGTCAGACACTCCTGCTTATGGTGGTGGCACGTCCAATGCGACGGCGATCGGCATCGCTGTGTCTGACGTAGCGCTGCGCGCGGCGTCTGCGAATACGGTCGCAGTGGGTGTCTATGTGATGGCCAGCACCGATGCTGTTTCTCAGGTGCAGATCAGCAAAGTCTCACAGAGCTATGGGCTTGCCCCGGTCAGGCTGCACGGCGGCGGGCTCATCAGCGACCCAGCGCTGTCGCAAGTGCAGGTGTCCGCTGTGCGCTCAGATCGCAGCCAGCTCGCGCTTCAGGCGATTGGCTATACCTACGATTGGGTTGCGTCCGACATCATCGCGAGCAACCCCGCTACCGGCAAGGTCGTTTCTCTGGCGGGCACGTCCTCAGGCTGGAAAGTGACCGACGCACACCTCGTTGCGACTCAGGCGCTCGGCGGGACACTGGCGTTTGAACTCAACGGCTCGGGCGCATACAGCAACCTTTCGGCGCGCACCGCTGGCACGACCTACACCGTATCGGTTGGGACAAGCTTGACGCAGATCGCGACCGGCGCGGTGACTGGCGACCTTGTGCTTGCAACCGAGGCTGCGCTGACCGGCATCAACGGCGCGACGGCATCCGCATCGCCGAACGCCCCTGTGCTCAAAGTGCTGCCCGGGACGGTCGTCAAGCTAGGTGGAAGGTTCAATCTCACCGGATCTTCCAACAAGTTCTTCTGCAACATCCCAATCAACACGGGGAAGCAGATGGTTTTCGCGTGCGCAGGCATCGACAGCGGCGGCAACTACGTCACCGCGGCGGTTAGGCTCAACGACTTCCAGCTTTCGATCGAGCCCAGCCTACCGACGGGGTTCCAGCAGATCGATCTGGGCGGCATCACGATCCCGATGCGCTAGGCCGGGCCTTGGTCTCAGTCGTGCGAGACGCGGGCGCGCTACAGTCGCCCGCATGACCCTCCCCGAAGGCTTCCTCTGGGCCAAGCGCTGGCAGTACAGCACATGCGACGACGCGCTCACGCTGGACGGTGAGCAGGTCGCGCTGCTGCTGGACCGCGTGGACGGCGGGTGGTTCGCCCGCCTGGAGTGCCAGAAGGGCGGGGTCACCGAACCGCTGGTCACGCGACGTTGCTCAAGCTACGAGGCAGGAAGGAGAGGGTGCGAGCTGTGGGCGGTCCGGCACGAGGCCCGGCTACGGCGGGAGGTCGCGGAGAAGATCGCGGCCCGGCCGCGGCACAACGGCGCTGGCGGGTGGGAGCTGCCGGGAAGGGGTAGGGCGCAGCAGGGCGCATGGGGTGAGAAGGTCAGAGCCGGTCGGCCAGCTCCTCCGGGTCCGCCTCGTAGTAGTGCATCAGGCTGCGGATGTCCCGGTGGCCGATCATCCGGGCCAGCTCCATGACGTCCAGCTTCTTCGACAAGCGCCAGATGGCCTCGGCCCGGCTGTCGTGGAAGTGGAGGTTCTGGACCTCGGCGGCGGCCACGGCGCGCCGGAACAGCGCGTCCCGCGTCCCGGGCAGCAGGTCGAAGCACGGCCGGCCCTCGATGCGCGGCAGCGCCTTTAATAGTTCGCGCGCGCGCGCGGACAGTGGCACGACCCGGGCGTCCCCGTTCTTGGTATCCGGCAGCTTGGCGGTCCGCGCGCCGACGTTGGCCCAGGTCAGGCCCAGGATCTCCCCGGCCCGCATGGCGGTCTCGAGCGCGAACAGGAAGGCGAGGGCGGTTCTCTGGCCGGCGGTCTCGCACTCGAGGTCCGTGAGGCCAAGAGCCAGGGTCACGCGCTCGATCTCGTCGGCGGTGATGCGGCGGCGGCGCGGCGGCGGCGAGGGCGGCCGCTTGACGCCCCTGGCCGGGTTGGCGCGCAGCCAGCCCCATTCCCCGGCGCACTGCTCGAGCACAGAGATCAGCAGGTTCATCTCCCGCCGGACCGTGGCCTTGGACACCGACTGCAGGCGCCGATCGCGCAGCTCGGCGATGTCCGTCTTCCGGATCAGCTCGAGGACGCGGCTGGCCAGCGGGTCTCGCTCGAGCAGGCCCAGGCGCGCCAGCTCCCACCGCTCCCCCTTCCTGCCGCGGCTGACCTCGGCCCCGAACCGGCGCAACGCTTCGGCCAGGGTGTGCTCTGGCAACCGAGCGCCGGCCAGCTCCTGCTCGCGCTGGGTGGCCCAGGCCACGGCCTGGCGCTTGGTTGGGAAGGTGGCGGACTCCCGGCGGCCGTCCTTGTAGAGTTCGGCGCGCCAGGTCGCCCCGCGCTGTCGGTAGGTCGGCAT